AATCGTCTTGCAATAAACTTACCGGATGAGTTGGCTTTAGTAAGATCTTCAAATCTGTATCCCGCTCCGTTTAATGATCCTTCGATTGACTTTCCCATACCACCGTCGTGATACTCACCGACAATCGTGCCGATTCTATGTGCTGCATTTCTAAATCCAGCAGATGAAAATAGATCGACTTCGCACCCCTCTATATCTACCTTGAGCAGGTCTATATACGTGATGTTATGCTCTACCATAAATGTATCTATAGCAAGACACCTTACGACTATACCCTCAGTATCATTTATCTCCCCAGATCCATAGGCCAGATCATCTGTATTTTTGAGCTGTCGATTTCCATCCGATCCTGTAACCGCAACTTCAACAGGGATGATCTTGTATAGCTTATTATCTTTAATAGTCTGCTCTAATAGCTTCATGGCTTTGGGGTTTGGTTCGACTGCATAGATCCGCTTGGCGTGTGGATATATCCACAGCGAAAACGTACCTATATTTGCGCCTAGATCCACGACGGTATCGTAGTCATAGAGATACTTGTATTCATTCTCTATTAGAATCTCCCTGATGAATCGCTCATCATCAGCGTAGATCCCGATACCATCAACGAAATACTTGTTCATCTCGTGAAAAGAATGACAACTGCTGCACAGTCATATCTGCGGGCCTTGTATCCTAGCTTCATCAGATGCTCAACGAGTTGTGGGAAGGTTGGATAGTGAAACTCTATTTCAATCGCTTTGATTTTTGGTGCTACATTTAAGAATCCTTCTGATCTCAAGATCATGTCCTCTGCACCCTCTACATCAAACTTCATGAAATCGACCTCATCAATGTTGTTTTCAGCAAAGAAGGTATCAAATGCAACGGCCTTCATGTCTGACCACCTTGTTTGTAGTTATTGATGATTGAGTGACTCGTTCTATTGCCAGGGAGATAGTTCAACTGTACCTCACCATCTTTGTCAGCAAATGCAGCGTTAAAGATCTCTACGTTGTCCCACTTGTTATGCTCTTTGTTTGCCTTGAGTGCTTCAAAGTGTTCGCTTGATGGCTCGACTGCGTAGACTTTCTTTGCAAAGTCACGGAGGAATTGAGTGACAATACCTATGTTTGCCCCAGCGTCAATGATGGTCATCTCTTTGCGACCATTAGTGATGTCACCATACAAACCTTCAAGATAGATCTCTTTATAAATCCAAGGGATGAATAATGACTCAAATGGGATCGGATTTTCATCCGTTCCTTTAGGATAGTACAGTGCGCCAAGTGCCATAGGTATAAAATAAAATAATTAACGAGATAGACTAATAAATTGCGGGCCTTCATGCTGTACCATAAACTTCACAAGTGCTGGTATTTCTTCTTTTGATTGTGGCCACAGTTGCAAGATGTGGGGGAGTGTGTCGAGGATTTGCTTTGCGTCTGACGCGTCATGACTAAATCCATCATGTGCATAATCCTTATCACGTCCTGATCCCACCAGCTTCACATTGACATTCTCTTGATTGATATACGTCCGCAGTGTTTCAAAAGGTCTGTACAGAAGAAAGGGAGTGATACTGTAGACGAATGGAATCTTGCCAGACTGTGCAAGTCCTACCGCCATATCAAGCATAGCTTGTTCTGAGGCCCCACAGTTGATAAATCTATTAGGATAGTCTACCCGTATATCGTCCCACATTTTATAGCCTAGATCTCCCGTCAATACAACGATGCGTGTATCGAGGATCATTTGTTTTTGTATTTCTAAAGCGAACGAGCGTCTCATTTGATGGCCTCCTTGTATTCTTCCTCAGACATCACGTGATAATGAGCCTCAAGGTTTTGTAAAAAATCAGGGTATGCGTATAGATTTGTTTTAACCATAAGTGATGGATAAAATGAGTTGATCCTCCCATCTAGGTCATCGATCTCAACCGGATCATAGGCTGAGTAGCCATTACCGATGATTGCGATCCGTATATTCTCAAGTTGATACTTACGAGCTATCGCGAGTGCTTCCCAGACTGAGCCCTCTGCACACTCACCATCTGAGGTGACAATATGGACGATCCGTGATCTATCTGCGAAGGCCATACCTACGCCAATAGCCAATCCATGACCCAGCGAGCCGGTAGAAGCCCAGATTCCATCCTCCATATCCTTATTTGGGTGTACTCCATGTTTGAGGAGGAGCTTTTCAGCATCTTTTCCCTCATACTTCTCAAGTACCACATACAAAGCGAGCCCTGCATGGCCATTTGAGAGGATAAACGGCTCATCTTTGCCCTTTATTGAGTAGATTTTATCGATTGTGCTGACCGCAGACAAGCAAGACCCGATGTGGGACAGCTTATGCTTGTAGGACAGCTCAAGTATTCTCTTTTTTAGATCGCTCATAATCTTTCACCATCTCTAAAATTGATAATTCCAGTGACTTTTTTGGCATCCAGCCCCACCCACGTGACCTGAAGTTTGTTGATACCCACTGATCGTTGTCATAGTTGCGTAATGAAGACACAATGTTGACTTTTGCTTTCTTTCCGGTGATGCGCTCGACAATATCCAGTACTTCTCGATTGCTGTAGCTCACTCCTGTACCCAGTTCAAATATGCCGCGAGCTGAGTGCTCGGCCAGGTTGAGTATGCCAGCCACCACATCCTCAACATCGATGAAATCGTGTCGAGGAGCCTCAACAAAGTTGATTTGTTCATTCTCCATGCAGGATCGGATGAGCGTAGGTATTAAGTGTTGTTGTTGCTCTCCTATTCCCGTAATAGAGAATGGACGAATTATGCATATCGGCTTGTTATATCGCTCCAAGTAGGCTAGTAAGATTTCTTCTGCTGCCCGCTTGGCCCGTGAGTAGGTAGTTTGGGTTCTGAGTTTTACTGAGGAGGTTGAGACAAACACGAATGATTTGAAGTCGTGTTCTATTGCTTTGTCTAGGATAGAGATTACGTCTCTAACATTAGCTTTAATAGTCGATTGAACATCCGTTTGATGGATGAGATTACCGTAGCTGGCAAGGTAGAAAAGCTTCTCGAAGGATTTGAGGTTCTTGTCTTGGATTTCTTCATGAGGGATAGACACACAATCCACCTTTTTAGCAAGGTGTTTACCTACGAAGCCATTCGCTCCTAAGATGTAATTCATTCCTAAATAAACCTAGACCTAATACTTTATACAGTATGGTCGGTTTATGATTTGTCAACTGTAGGAGAGAGCGGTGAGGTCAGTTGAGGTGTTGTCGAAGTTAGCATTGCCATCTGCCCAGGTGATAATTGTAGTTCCACTAACAGATTCATCAACTTTTTTGCATTGCCATTTTGCCGTTGCTTGTGCAGTACCAGGGGCAGCTACACCTATATATGTATAGCTTCCAGAGACGGTGACTTTAAGAGCCATCGAATCAGCAATAGGGCGCTGAGCTGATACCCCATCGTACCCATACGACTCAACGGCTAAGGTTTTATTGTCAGATTGGTATACCTTTTCAAGTATTGTCTGCTCACTAAGTCTGTCTGCCATATTTTGTATGATTAAGTTTTATGTCATCCGTCTTGCGTAAGAAATCTATGTATGCCGCGAGCTTCTCGATTTGCATCGTAGTACGCTCTGTCTTATCTATATTGCATAGCTTATAAATGCTATTGAGCTTCTCTTTGACTGATCCTATTTCGTTTTTCATTTCGCCCGCGCTAATCTTATCCGCAAAGTATGACTCAATACTCTTTATTTCACCCTCAAATCCACCCAACTTGTCCTGCCACATCTCGCCAATTTTGAAATGATCGACAAGATATGGTCGCTTGTATTGCTTCTCGTAGTCTGTGAATGGTGGCTCAATATCGCTTTTGTACGCTTCCTCACCATTCCCTGACTTTTCAGGTGTACTACTTGGTGCTGGTGTGTCTCCTGACCTGGTGATGCTTGTCATTTGTATTCTGATTTGTTGCCAATGTAATCATGTATATCTTTGATCTCGCTCACATCTCCGTTGCGATGCGCTTTGATGAGCGCTTCTCGCATTGATCGTACTCTGTGAGATTCATTCCGTATCTTCATAGCTGCGTCATAGATGTTTTTACGTGCTGAGTCACTTTTTGCAAGTGCATACTCATTAAGCAATACCTCTATGTCGTAGTCGCGTCCTGTATTCATAACCTAAATATAACTATTAACCTCCTGTGGAGGAGAGGTGAGATGTCGACCTCCCACCCCTCCATCCAAAGAGCCACAATGAGCAATTAGCTCGTTGGGGTCTTAGCAACCACGATCCAGTTTGAATTAAGGATCTTTGTTGCATAACTACCAGCCCAAGATACCTTACTGATTCGTCCAGCAGGTGAACTACCGTCCACGATGTTAGGAAGAATGTAAAGCTTTGGCTTATCACCCTCAAGATCAAAGACTCCGAAAGCATCGCGGCCATGGACATACGTGTTAAACGCTGCAATGACTGAAGCTTCTGAAGCTGCTCCGACTGCTGAGGATGCGTCTTTATTTAGGAGCCAGCGAACTTGAAACAGTTCACCCATTTCTCCCTTGTAAAGACCCTTGACGTCAGAATAGGTCTTAGCATTTACCCAAGTTGAGTCACCAAGGAGTTGGTACTTTGATTGAGGTACTGCCTTACCCATGAACATACCATCGTCATACGGCATAGCCAAATTGAGTTCGAGGGTTCGTGTGATTCCTCGGACCATTGAGGCGCTGAACGTATCAGATGCTGCATAGGTAGAAGTATTCTTACCGTTAGCAAAAGTCGCTGTACCGTTGTCGAGCTCATTACGGACGAGACGGTTTAAGGTCTGTCCCATGTTCTGTCCAACGAGACTAATTTTTTCTGCATTACCACTGTCGATCGAAACCAATGACAGGAACTTTGAGAGTTGAACGGTCTGTCCATACTCAGAAAGTGTCATTGAGATCGTTGACGCGGTGATGTTAGAAAGTGAAGGGTTTGAACCTTCGCCCAAAGGAGTGGTGTTAATAGTCAACGGTGTGTACCGTGTGAAGTTAACAGTGCGTCCTTGCCCAGTTGAGTGGGTTCTTTTCTGTCCACCTTGTTCCAAGATGTACTCGTAGTCGGCTCTCTTTAAGAAAGTCTTTTCGTAGTACGTCGAGACTTCTGGTGACAGTGTTCCGGTCGTATTTAGATCTGCCATTTTTATAAATAATTACTAATTCACAAAACCAAGTTCTGCCTCAAGCTCCTCAAGTGACTTCTCAGCCAATGATTTGCTCGTCGGCTTCACACTCGATGGTCGTAAGGCTTCATCACTGACCTGCTTGGCAATGATCTTCTTCTCTTGACCAACAGCTCTCTCAGCCGCTTTGCGGTACGGTCGCATGTATCGCTCTGTCAGCTCCTTTACCGACTTAGTCGGATTGGCCCTGATTTCAAGCTCTACTGCGCTTGTAACCGCTTCGTTAATGTCGGGATCAAATAAGTCGCTACTAGGATCAAGTTCGGGATGTTTTGATTGAGCTTCCTTAGCCTCCGAGTTTATTCGGTTAATGGTTCGCTCTTTTTCGACCTCTAAACGTGCAACAGTTCTCAGATCGTCAATCGTCAACTCTCGTTCCCCTCCTTGGCTTTCACCGCTGGATGGTTGGTATGGTGGCATATTGCCTGCAGGTGCTTGCGCTCCTGCCGTAAGTTCCGCGAGTTTCGCTGACAAGCTTTGAGCCTCTTGCTTGTATTGGTCTCTTTCATCGACTAACTTGTGAATGCGCTTCTCTGCGCCGGACACCTTCTTCTCACCTTCTGTCTCTGTGGTTTCAGCAGCTTTTTCAGTGTGCTCTGGTTGTGCTGTTTCACTTATAACTTCGGGCGCTTTTGGTTCTACAGTCGGCGTCTCTGTAGCGCTGTTTTCTTCAGCGCGTGCGTTTATCGCCTTGGCTTCTTCATCCATGTGGATTTTAGAATTATTAAATCAGAGCGTGTACGTTGCCCAGCCATACGTCTAGTCTCAAGTGATCAACTCTTGAGCTCAGACCTTGACTTGATGATCGGTTTTCCGCTCTCATCTTCTCCTACCATTATTTTGTCCATCCCTATATGCAACGCGTGTTGCAACTCACAACTGGTACACACAATAAATGGGCCTCTCTGACGCCATTTACAGAGTGCAGCAGGGACAAACTCATACTCCTTTTGCATTACCTCCCCCTCTGGCTTGACCTCCACCACATCTTCGACTTCATTCTGGTCGCTTTCCATTTTTGATTGATTCGACAACTTCTGATGAGTCTTCTACTTTATTGATGATGGAGTCAATCAGTTCTTTCCCTAGGACAGCAAAGAGCGCATCGTTTTTAATTTGTGCGTCACTGAGTCCCTTCAAGACTGACTCAGCGAGTCTCTTATCGAGTCCTATCTTCAATGTGTTAAGGTACTGATGTAAGAACTTCCAGCCCCGACTGTTGGCAAGACTGGCATAGGCTTGATCCTCAAGATCAATCCCTGTCTTCTTCTCAACGTCTGGGTGCCAAATGGCCCGTACATCGTCATACGCCTCTGGTTTTAGAGCTTCCATAATGTTCTAAAGTAACTATTAACCTGTTTGTGCCTGTATCTGCTGAATCATCTGCTGTAATTGTTGTCCGTGCTGTTGCATAACTGCCTGATCATTCCCTCCCTGATCCTGTTGACCCATATCTTGTGGTTGTGGGGGGATCTGGGTGATGTCCTGACCCATTCCTGGCTGTGGCTGCGTCTGTTGAGCTGCTCCACCCATGCCCTGCACCATATTCATAAACTCCTGTTGATGCTGATCGAGTATTTGCTGATCTTGTTGTGCTCCAGGGCTGTCTGTATCCTGGGTGACGATCATCTCATCCCAATTCTCGGTGTTTTTGCTCATGATTCCGGTCAAGATCTTGGTGAAGTTGATGGTTGTACCTTCTTGTTTAAGTCTTTGCTCAACATAGGGCCCCACTTGAGGGTTTGAGAGCCATGCGAACGTAGCTTGAAGGTTCTCGAGTTGCTTCTGTTGATCAGTAGCGAATGAAGATCCTGATGCAAACTCGTAGTCATAGAGCACTGAGCCTGTTTTCTTCTTACCAATACGCAACTTTCCTGACTTTTCATCGTACATCTCGGCAATGTCTGGGTATTGGTTGGCTAGCTTCTGTATTTCAGGCTCAAACATGCGGATCTCGACCTCACTTGATTGCTTTTTACTCATCATATTGACGAACTTCTTATTGACTTGGGTGATATACAGATCAACATAAAACTTATCCCATGAGTCGCGTGCATTCATGCGTGCTGATTGCTGCTTGAGTGCCTCTGGTGTCTTGCCAAAGTTGCTGTCAACTGACTCGGAGACTGTCGTATCTGTCGTTCCGAATAGATTCAGCAGGGCTGCATTAGCAAGTCCATAGATTGCCTGGTGGGTTTGCACACCTTGAGGTGAGAGTTGGAGCGCACGGGCTACGTTGTCTACGTTGCCGCGTACCAGCCAATTAGCGCCTGGCTGTCTTTTGATGGTTGACTTAACCACTGCATCTGCATTGATGACAACAGGTGGAAAGAGTGACATCTTGGCACTATCGAAGGCTAGGTTCCATGAGCTGTTGAGTGCATATTGCATACTCTTTGCACGCTCACTATCACCCAGGGCCATAAAGTCATCAGCAAGTGGGATACCGTACTTATTGACCACAGGTAGCTCACCATCATCATTAGGATTCTTGGTATCTTTCAGGATGGCATAGTCAACCTCTGGGACTGCATAGACCCATCGATCACGCTCAAACATCATCAAGACCTCATGGTAGCCTGAACCCTTGCTCGCTCTACTGTCTGGGTACTCATCCGTCTCACGAGTGGATTGCTGATCTGCATCTCTATTTTGTTTATTCCCTGTCGAAGTCTTGAGCTTGGTTACGATCTTGTCTACGTTGGTATATCCATCCTGCTTCTTGAGTGACTCAAAGAAAGACAATGGTCTGTATGTTCTAACAATGACATGATCTGAGTCATCAAGTGACACAGCACCTACTTGGGGGAATACGTTTCGTATATCAAGTAGCCACAGATCAGGCCCGATGTATCCATTCTTTTTGACATCCCAATCTACTAAAGCAAACGCATTACCATAGATCTTAGATGCGCGATGCATCAAGCGATGTTTCACGATAAGTGGAAACTGTGCATTTGCATTTGGAATGATGTACTTGTCAAGCATCAGATTCATCAAAGCAGCTGCGCCTTGATCATTCTTACTGATCGCTTTGACCTTACCTACACCAGTCGTTGCCATGACACGGGCCTCACTCTCTAAGATCATGGTCGATACCTTATGATCAAACACGCGTGATTGTGCCTTGTTAGATATGGAGTCTTGCAGCACTCCGTAGAATAGGTTCTCTGCTTCGTCCCATTTTGGTCTCTTGTTGATAAGTGAGTTATTAGAAGCGTTGTGTCTGGTTCGGATCAAATCTTGTAGGTCTGACATAGATATAAAAAAAACCTCCCGTGAAGGAGGCGGTAGGTACTTATTCTGTACCCAATGCGTATTACTATGATCTTATTGTATGCACATAGCCTGTCAAGGCCTATTTTCCGTATTTGATTCTTTTTGATTTTGAGACCTTTAATGTCTTTATATCTGGCTCTCCATTCTCCTTGATCCACACGGTGTATGAAGATGTCCCAAACTTGAGAGTTTGAGCATCTTTCTCAACGATCATGTGTAGGAGGTTGCGTGGTTGGCTCAAGTGTTTCATAGGTGACATATTCTCTCGTAACGAAATCTACAATGTTGCCGTTACTACAACGTATCTCGAAATGAAACCATGTTTTTTTATGGTATAGCAACTCCTTTTCAATGTCGATGTGAGCTTGCTTGTTTGCGTCAGTGATAGTGAGGTTGTCTATCATATGTACATCCCCGTATCTTTATCGAACAGATCCTCAATTGGTAACGTATCGTCTGGGTCTTCGTGGAGTCTAAGGGAATTGATGGCATAGCGGAGTGCATCCATGCTGTGATCCCACCCTGGCGCTGGATCGTTGATAACCTTTCCATCCTTATCTTCAAGATACAGGTAGTTTCGATACTCTTTAATGATGTTCGTTGATCTTTTGGTGATGCTTATTCTTTGATCCTGCACATACTGTATCCCCTGATTCACTGAGTCAGATCCTTTCTTGGCTGGCGTGATCGACACTCCATACGATGCTATTTCGTCTATGCTCTTTGGTTCAGCAGAGTCCGCTATAGTGAGCGTTTTCTTCTCTTGGTTCAAAAGAATGTCAGCTATTTGCTTATTCGATAATCCTTTTTGATAGGCTATTTCGTCCACTATTAGTCCACCGTTGTATTTATATACATCGACAATTGCTGTCGGGTCGTTTGTATATCCGAAGTCCATACCTCTACGCTCAAGACGAGCCTCGTGTGGTACGCTGTCGATGATGGCCCAATCCTTGTATATCTTCTTCTCTAGTGAGTGTGGTTCACCAAGCCACTTATGACGATAGAGAGCGGGGCGCTTTGCTTTGTCGTCTTCGATTTCTTTCAGAATAACATCAGGCATCATCTTGTACTTGATAGCAATGTCATAGTTGACATTGATAATGATCGTGTTTGGTCTGCCCTGGATGACAAGGCGATTGTGTACCGGATCTTCTTCGAGTAGTCTGTTGTAGGTATAGATGATCTGTGATCCATCCTTACGGACTGTCGGAGTTAAAACCTCCAAAGACCTACTAGATACAGTCTGAGCTTCTTCTACCCATGCAATGTCAATGCCCTCGATTGACTTGATGCTTTGTTCGTTGTTCCACAGTCCCTTAAAAAGAAAATCAGATCCGTTCAGCTTGTTAATAATAGAGTTGTTTGTTGTCTCAAAATCAGTCAGATCGTATTGCTTGATAAGATCAACCAAAAGTTGATATGAGCTGTCTGCTATTGAGTTTTGAAACTCACGGAAACACGCAACTCGTGTCTTTTGCATCCGTGCCCTGATAAGGAGAAAGCGTGCGACTGTGTGAGATTTCAAAGAATACCGACCCCCATAAATAGCTGCTTCACGCCAGCCTTTGCTAAATAGTGGCTTAAACTCAATTGGTATCTTTATTATCGTTTGTTTTTTCGTCGATAAACTTGACATAGAGGGTGTCTGGTGTCTTGATCGGTTTGTCGTCCGATGTCATGTCGTTTCGCTCTTTCATTCCGTGATTGTTTTGTAGAAGAAGTTTGATGATAGTTGCGTTCACTTCCTTGCCTCCGTAGATACCATCATCAATGAGCTGCTTGGCTTGTAGGTGTTTGAGTCTTTTCAAAGTGGCGGAAAACTCTGGATGAATTTTGCCCCATTCATTCAGTGTATCATCATTGAATCCTAGCCATAAAGAAAAGCCCTGGATTGTTGGAAGGCTCATCTGTTCTTTGCCTGTCGTTGTTAGATACTTATCAAGCTCAGCACAGAAGCTTTCATCGTATTCGGTTGGTCTTCCTCCGGCGTGTACCATAGTGTGTTAATTATACACTCTTTTTTTTACTTTCTTTTTGTCTATCCATGCGTGGAACTGTGTAAAGGTCATTGGCTTACTAA